GCCGTGGCGAAGAGGCTGTTGCAGCTTATCGGAATGGCGTCATGGACGCTTACCGCAGCAGAATGTCAACGGGTTCTAGGGCCAGCATGATGAGTAACCTAAACGACCCGGCTCGCCGCGAAGGCGCAGTTCTTCGTCTAGTGTTCCCTGAAGACCAATTGGATGACATTCTGCGTCAGGTTGACGTTGCGGCAGGGTCGCAAAACGCCGTGCAATCGGTTCTGCGTGGATCGCCAACTGCTGGACGCACAGCGGCGGCAGCGCGGAGCGGCGGCGGTGTTAGTGCAGCAGAGTTGGCGGACGTCCTAACCGGAAGCCCTAGAGCCACTCTTGAGGTTATGGGAAAAATAGTTAGGTCCGCGAGACCCGATATATCAGAGTTTGACCGCATGAGGATCGCCAGCATTCTTTTGGAAACCGATCCACAGGTTTTGCGCCGCGCGTTGGTTGATGAAAGTGGAATGGCTGCGCTTCAGCGGCGCGTTGTTCAAACTTTCGATATGCTGAACCGTGCAGGCCGTGGCGGTGTAATACCAGCATCTGACAGGGCCGCAGATGTGGCCTATGGCCCTCGCATTCAATAAATGAACACAGCAGGTCCGACATTCTAACGAGGTAAAACATGGCGTTCAAGAAAAAGACACGCGACGAAATCCAGCGTATCGCCGCCTCTGCGGTCAAGGACGCCGTGGACTTCATCGAAAGCGAAATCGCCCCGCAACGCATCAAGGCGCAGCGGTATTACAACGGCGCGGTTGACTTGCCGCACGAGGATGGTCGGTCAAAGGTCGTGGCTACAAAAGTCCGCGACAACATCCGCGCCATCAAGCCCAGCCTCATGCGCGTCTTTATGTCGTCGGGCCGGTATGTCGAATACCAGCCGCGCGGCATGGAGGACCGCCAGCTTGTCATGCAAGCCACCGCTGCGGCCCATGCCAAAATGGAAGAACTTGGCGGCTTCGGCATTTTCTCTGACGTGTTCCATGATGCCCTCTTGAAAAAAATGGGCTTCACGAAAATCTATTATGAGGAATACAGCGATGCGGAAACGCACACGCTAACCGGCCTATCGGAAGAACAGCGGACGGCTATCCACACCGACCCGGAAGTCATTGTCGTGTCCGAGGAAATGGACGGCATGGGCTACGAAATGAAGTTGCAGGTCCAGCGCGACCGCGGCGACATCTGCATCGTGACGGTCCCGCCGGAGGAATTTTTCATTGACCGCGCGGCGCGGTCCATCGAGGACTTCTATGTTTGCGGACACCGCACCGATATGCGGCTGGGCGACCTGATCGGCATGGGCTACGACATAGACAGCCTGCCGGAAATCTCAGGCACTACCGAAAGCGGCGACGTGGGTGGCAGCGAGGACGACGAGCGGCGCGGCTATTCCGGCGATGACGACGAGGACGGCGGCGACGAGGCTATGCGCAAGGTCATGGTGACGGAAGCCTATATGCGGATCGACGTTGACGGCACCGGCGTTCCCGTGCTGCATAAAATCCTGATGGGCGGGACCGGCTATGTCTTGATTGACTATGAAGCCATCGATGACGTGCCGTTTGCGACATTCGAAGTTGACCCAGAGGCGCACGCATTTTTCGGGCATTCCGTGGCCGATCTTATCATGGATGACCAAGACGCCAGCACGTCCATCCTGCGCGGCATCTTGGACAACGTGGCAATGGTCAACAACCCGGCGATCGAAGTGGTTGAGGGCATGGTGAACATCGATGACGTGCTGAACAACGAGATCGGCGCGGTTCGTCGCGTCAAGCAGCCGGGGATGATTACGACCAACGTGACACCATTCGTGGCGGGCCAGACGCTCCCGGCGATGCAGTATTACGACGCACAAATCGAGGGCAAGACGGGCGTTACGCGGGCATCTATGGGTTTGGACCCTGACGCGCTGCAATCGACCACGCGTGCTGGCGTAAACGCCACCATACAGGCCGCAGCGGGGCAATCCGAGGTCATGGCCCGCAATCTGGCCGAGGGCGGCGTGAAGCGGCTTTTCAAGCAACTGCTCAAGCTGATGATCAAGCACCCAGACGCGGCGCGGTTCGCCCGCATCAACGGCGAGTTTGTCCAGATCGACCCCCGCTCATGGGACGCAAACATGGACGTTTCCGTAAATGTCGGTCTTGGCACGGGGCGCGAGGATGAGCGGCAAGCGGCCTTCCGCGAATTGCTGGCGCTGCAAATGCAGGTGATGCAGGGCTATGGCCCCGGCAACGGAATCGTGTCGCTGTCGAACATCACCAACACCGTGACGGATATGCTGGCGGGCGCTGGCGTCCGCAACGCGGAGCGGTATTTTACCCAAATGTCGCCGGAGCAAGAGCAGCAGATGATGGCGCAGCGGGCGCAGGCCGCGCAAGGCCAGCAGTCAAGCGACCCCAACGCCGCGTTTATGCAGGTCGAGCAGATGAAGGCGCAGGCCAAGTCACAAGGCGACATGATGCGCCTACAACTGGACGCGCAAAAAGCCCGCATGGACGACGACCGCCAGCGGGACAAAATGGCGCAGGACTTCGCATTGCAAAACACCAAGCTGCAAGCGGAGCATGGCCGCAAGGTCAATGAAATGGCCCTCAAGGCCGAACAGAATAGGGACCGCTACTGATGGGCATGACCAAGGAAGAACGCATCCGCAGAGGCGTCAACGCGACGGGCCTTTTGCAAGATGAGGTTTTCAAGGATGCTATTCGTGTGGTAAAAGAATACCACACCTCCAAGTTCTCTCGCCCAGATGCGACGGACGCGGAGGTGCTGGAAGCGCGGCGGATGGTCCTCGCGCTGACGGAATTGGTGACGCAGATCGTATCCTTTATCGAGGACGGTAAGATCGCCAAGACCGCCGAAGAAAAGGAACGGCACCGTGGCTAACGCGACTGATCCCGGCACTTTCGAGAGCGTTCTCGAATTGATGACCACCACCACAGAAGAACCCGCCGACGAACCGAAGGCAAAAGCGGCACCTGCCCAAGAGCAGCCCGCAGACGACATTGCCGAGGACGACGCGGAAATTGTTGCAGAGACCGACGAGGCCGACGAGGCCGAGGACGTTGACGCGGCACCGGAGCCGAAGGCCGAAAAGCCGAAGGCACCGAAACCCGCACAAAACGACGAGATTGCAGACGAGGCTCAAGAGGAGCGTTTCTACACCGTGAAGGTGGACGGCAAGAGCCGTGACGTGACCCTTGACGAGTTGCTCCGTGGCTTTTCTGGTCAGGAATATGTGCAGGAGGGTATGGAAACTGCCGCACGCCTCAAGAAAGAGGCGCAATCGGCATATAACACCCTCCAAGACGAACTCGCGGCTATCCGCGATCTTCGTTCTCGAATGGAACGTGGCGATGCCACTGTGAAGCCGACGCCGCCAAGCCGCGACAAATTCCAGTCTGACCCCATTGGCTACATGGAAGAAAAGCTGGCGTATGACGAGGCGATGGAGCGGTATGACGCGGATCAGTCGCGCCTAAACGAACTTGGACGTGCCGACAATCTGCGCAGCCAGAAGGCCCAACAGGCCCACTTGCAGCAGCAGATGCAAATCGTCGTCAATCGCATCCCTGAACTTGCGGACCCCGAAAAGGCACCCGCATATCAGCAGCGTTTGGTGGCGGCAGCGCGGAATTTCTACGGATTTTCGGATCAGGAGGCGCGGGCGATTGATGACGGTCGCCTTATCTTGGCCCTGAATGACGCAATGAAATACCGAGCTATGCAGGATGCGCGGGCGCAGGGGCGCGAACAGGTCGCAAAGCCCAAGCCGGTCATCAAACCGGGGACGGCCAAGACCGAAGTTTCATCGGAAGCGAAAAAGCGGCAACAGGCGCGTGATCGTATGCGTAAAGCGGGCGACATGGAAAGTGTCGTCAACTTCCTGATGACCTAGCCCTAAAGGAGTAAACCATGGGTATCGCATCAAATACCAACGAGACTTACGAAAGCCCTACGCTTCGCGAGGACTTGCAAGAGGCGCTGATTTCGATCAGCCCGACCGAAACGCCGTTCATGGCTGCCGCTGGCACCAAGTCCGCATCGAATGTCAAATTCGAGTGGGCGGAGGTTGACCTTGCCGCTGTCGATACCGCGAACCGCGTGATTGAAGGCGAAAGCGCACCGGCAAACGACGCGCCGACCAACCCGAAGCGACTGGCGAACTTCACGCAGATTTCCGACAAGATCGTGGAAGTCTCGCACACCGCTGACGTTGTTTCGGGCGTGGGTGACGCGCAAAAGACCGCCAAGCAGGTCTATTACAAGTTGCGCGAACTCAAGCGCGACATGGAACAGATGCTTGTCGGT